TGATCCAAGTGACCAACCAAAACCTTGAGCTTGTACAGCGGGTCCTACTGGATAATAATGTTGTACTCTAATACCACCTGATGTTGTTGCACCAGATCCTGATTCGTTTGATGGCATTGTAATTGTAATAGTTGTACTCGTAGGTACAGTTGTTACCATAAATTTTTTATTATCAAAATCAGATGCTGTATAATTAGAATTAGTTATTGTAGTAAAATTATCTAATAAGATTATATCTTGTTCACCTATATTGTGTGGAGAACTAAATGTTATTGTAACAGTTGCTGATCCGTTAGTCGTGGTAAATGCATTTGAAAGCGTAGTTGTAGATTTTATAGGATGTATGTCATAAAATACACCACCTGAATATGCATATAAAATTCTGTTTGTACCAATGATTGCATATTTTCTAGCTTTACTATTTACAAAATGATGAAGACCCCTACCTGCACCAGTTAGTGCATCGTCTCCTAATTGTTTCCAACCACCTATTTTTTCAGGTGTGCCATATCTAAACCTTACATTATCACAGTCGGTCCATTGACCTTCTGCTGTAGTAGGTGTTATCTGTTTATTGATTCCAGGTTGGAAACCTATTTTTTGTAGCATATAACCTCATTTTATTATGTATTCCGTATTGGTGGAATACCTAACATTGGCCTTCTGTCGAACCTGTTCTTTTCAGCAAAAGGACCATTCACATGGTTATAATGAAGAAACACTTGTCCGCAAGTATCTCCTTCAAAAGGTTCTCTCCAATGCTCTAATTCACAACCACTATATACTAGCATATCGCCTACTTCAAGCAAGACTTTAGTGCCTTTGGGTGCATTGGGTTTGTGTATATTCTTATATTCATCTATGACAGTGTCAGCCCCTGTACCATCGATAAATATAGGCCACGGGTCTCCACCTAAGTTTAATGTAGTAGATATTTCACAAGAAGGTCTATCTTTGTGTCTTTTTAATTCATCACCTTTTTTATATATTCTAGCATATGAATAAGTTGGAACTAGATTAAGACCTGTTTCTTTAGCCATAACTGGTAACATTTTAACAAGTAATGTTTCCATAGCAAAATCTGCATAATGAGAATAAGTATTAGGTACCTGTTGATCAGTCCATGTACCAAGCATACCTGTATCATAGGTAATATTGTTTTGATACATCCATTGAACTGCATCTCGTTTAAGAAGAAAATAGTTAAATATAAAGTTAGCTAAATCGTAGCTTACTGCATTTTTTATTAAGTGATATTTATTGAAAGCCATTTTGTATAAAATTAAAACTTACTGATATTCTTATATCATTTGATTCATTAGGTGTAACATTATGCCAAAGATAGTATGGAAATATTATTATTCTACCTTCGACTGGCTTTAAATGTACTTCTCTCCATAATTCTTTTGGTGGTCTGCCTTTTTTTCTCATAGGCATATTTAATTGTGCTCCTGCTCGTGGTTCATTACAAACTAAATCACCAGAATTTTCTGGTGCTTTTATATAATACACACCACTAAATAAACTATTAGGATGTATGTGTGGAGCATTATATCCGTTTGGTGGATTTATGTTGGCCCACATATTACCTAATATAGGTTCTCTATCTAACCATTCTTCTTTCCATATATCTTGCATCATTACAAATAATTCATCTACTAAAGGTTTAAATATAGGTATTTGATGCATTTCAGTTGTAGAGTGCCAACCATTTCTATTTGTTTTTTGAACTCCAGGATCTCGTTTAGACCATTCAATAATTTCATTAGCAAAGAGTTGGTTATTTAATTTAACATCTTTACCATATATCGTTGTTGGAAAAAATTGTTCTTTAATCATCTAAAAGGTTTGCCTCCAAACCAACAAACTAAGGATTGTCTTATTCCTCTAGTTACTGGATTAACTCTGTGATTTAAAAATGATGCAAATATAATTGCATGTCCTTGTTTAAGTTCTGCAAATTTACCTGGTGCCATTAACTCTAAGTCTCCACCTTCAAACTCTGATGGATTATTTAACAACAATGTCATTGATATTTTTCTAACAGGTGGTTCGTGAGCCATATTTGTATCACAATCCATATGCCAATCATAGAACCCTCCTTCAGGGTATTCTGTAAACTGTGCATTTTCTGTAACTTGTATGTCTTCGAAACCAAAATGATTTTCATTTGCTTTTTGTATAAAGTTATTAAGATCTTGATACATATGTCCCATTTCTTTAAAGGGTATCCAACTAATTGTTGTAACCCTTTTTTTTGTATCTGTTCCTCCACCTGGTTTACCCATACCTACTTGTGCTTCTTGTGGTTTTTGTGCTCTACCTGATGCAATAATTTGTCTGCATTGATCGGGTGTAAACAATGGCGTAGTTGTTTGAACTATCCAACTTTTCCATTTAGGTTCTGTGATGTTTCTGTTTTCGTACATTAACTTACTCCTCTATTTTGAATTGGGTCATACTCAACATCCATATTTGCAGCTAACGTTCGTCTCATACCTGGTCCATTAAATGGATATACGCAGTGTCTCATGTCATATGGAAATATATAAAAGTCTCGTTCTTTAATATTTGGTTGATAATCTATATTTGCAAAATGTCCACTAACTGAACCTAGTATTTGTAGTCTTCCATTTTGTGGTTGCCCTGGTGAGGAATATTCTACACCATAAGATTCTGGTAATTTTAAAATCATAACAGATGATAAACCTGTAAACAATGTTCCTTGATGCACGTGTACTGGATTGTATTCATGCTCAAACATAGTATTAACCCAAATAGAATTAAAATGTAGGTTGTATCCTGTTGTTTTATTCCAGTCTAAATAATGTCTAAATTTTTGTTCAAACCACATTAATACATTTTGAGGTAAATGATTATGTTTAGTCATCTTAGAACTGTCTTTACCATTAAAAAATAAACTATGTTCTTTTTCTATCTTACCAACTAATTGTTTATTAGCAGGTTTTAATTCAGGATACTTTGTTTCATAAATATCATTAATAGTATTATATACATCAAGTGGTACTTGATATTTTAATACCGATTGACCTAAAAATATAAAATTAAAATCTGATGTGTCCATATTTCTGTCTAATCCTTTCTGGGATCTTTTCTATATAAGGGTTATATACTTTTCTAACAGGTCCATCAAATAGTTTATGCATATTACTACCAACTACTTTATCATCATAAGATAAACCATTTACTTTTACTTGATCTAAATTATTAAATCTGTGGTTAAAATAAGGTTCACCTATAAACTTATATATTTTTTTAAATTCTTGTTCAGGGTTTGTTACTATATCATCGTATTTTACAAAGTGACATATATTAGGATAATTAAAAGCATTTTTAATTGCTTCTAAATCTTTTGCAACAGCACCTTTATTATTCATAATCATACTTAATTTTTCTTCATCTGTATTTGCAAAATTGTTAGGAAATGCATTAGGGTTTTCTGTATACCACTGCATATAACTAGCCAGCACATCTATAGTATCTCTAAGCAATACAATACATTTAAAAGGTTTTTTAAAATGTTTTTGCATCAATGCAAAATTACCTACAGTCATAACAGGTCCACGGTCAATGATTATTGGTTGTGGCCAGTCTTTATAATAACTATCATATACGACATCTAATACATTATCTAAAGATTTGTGGTCTGGAAAATTTTGAAAAACATCTGTTTGTTTGAGTAGAAACAAATCTTTCATTATTTCTAAAGTAACAGAATTAGCAGTTGCAGCTATCTCAGGGTTTTGATTTATAATACTTGCAAATAAAGTATTACCCGATCGCGGTTGTGCTACTAAAAAGAAAAGCTGTTTATTTTTCTTTGGCTCCAAGGTCATTTGTTATTTGTTCTTTCTTGTTGTAAATCATCTCTCCTGATTTTTTAACTCTTTCTATGGTATTTAATTGACCTAATACATTAAACACTTCAGGTTGACTGGATCCTGATGTTAATGTCTCTGCTTTATTTTTCATAATCATATGATAAGAATCTAATTGGTGTCTGTTAACATCTTTAGTATTAAATGTACCATCATCAAATTCTTTTTTTAATGTAGACCAAAGTTTAATTTCTCTCATTCTATCACGTGCTACAAGTTGCATGTTAGCAACACCATAAGTTTTTTCATCTATGTCTATTTGAAGTAGTTCTCTTTTTAGTGGATCTTCTTCAGTCTCTAATTTTTGTTTTAATTTTTTAAGTTTAACTTCGTT